TTATCTGAACTGAATATCTGAACACTTCTTGGGTATCTATCTGTACTTCCACCACCTGATATTTCTTTAGATAACTCTCCATATAATTCAGTATTATTTTGAGTTGCTATATATTTTGTATATGTGTTAATAGGTGCATGTCCTATTGTTTTCTGTGGATTATACACTGGTAGGTTTTTATAAAATACTAATATATTTTCATGTGCTTTCATTGGCATTTTCTTAGCATTTAAATGTCCAGTTGCCTGTGTCTTTTCCCAAATCCATTCATATCTAAGCATTTCTAAATTGCTGCTACCAAGCACTTTGTCAAACGGTGTCTGTGAGAATAATACTATTGCTCCATTATCTTTTATTACTCTGCAGTACTGTTCCCATAACTTACTTAAATCTATAACTGAATCCCATTTACATCTAGTAGTTCCATAAGGTAAATCACATAAAATCATATCTATTGATTTATTTTCTATTGAGTTCATTACCTCAATGCAATCACCTAAATAAATATTATTTATATCTAGCACTTCATCACCTCATTTAAATTCCCTATTAAAATAAGCTTAACTGCTCTATACCATCACCAACAAAATCAATTATTCTTTTTTTAGCAACATCTATATACCAATCTCTATCTAACTTTCTAGATATTCTTTTATTATTTATATCTCTATTATCAATAAAACATCTTTCAGGAGTTCCAGCTATCTTCTCTGGCTTACCTTTACTATTTATTTTGTATACCCCTTTATCTGAGTAGTTCTTTGAAGCAAATACCCTTAGTATCTTCTCATTTAACTTTTTATCACCATGTAATGCATATTGATATTTACTAGATACCTTCACAACCTTTTGAAAATCAATAAGTTTATTAGCATTATTTATAGTTTCCTCAACTGGAATACCTTTTATAAAGTAATCCATAAGAGCTTGATTAACTATTGGTAAGTCATTATCTAGCTTATCAAGTTTCTTAACATATGCTCCTTTAGATTTAACCTTTCCACCTTCCATAACAATGATGTAATTATTAACATCCTTTTGAACTACTTTATTAATAATGTCATGCTCTAAACTCATTCTTGAACGCTCTTCCCACTCTTTACATATATCTTTGTACTTATCAATATCTTTTTCTGACTTAAGCTTAAACATAACACCATCTGTATTACTCTGTATAAGCTCAAAATAAGGCTCTAGGTGCTCTATTAAGTCCAATAGGAGCAACTGTCCATTAATACATACATTGTTAGCCTGTAGAGGGTTATAGAGATTATTATATTGGTCTTTACTAGCTCCATAAGTTGAGTTAAGAACGATTTTATATGGTTGCTGCATTGGATCCTTATTCTTTTTTAAAATTAATCTAGTATCCCTTATCTCTTTGAACTTATTTTTATCCCTTACATTTCTACTTAAAAAATCATACTCAATCATTAATGCTGGATAAAAACTCCCTACATCCGAGTTAATGAATATCCCTTCACCTTGATATTGAGTTCTAGCTCCATGGAGTCCTCCCCATCCAAAAGTATGAGGTACTCCAGCTACATCAATATCTAATGACTTTTTATAATCTCTATTTATAGGATTCTTATACCACTCCATAATATGTTTATATTTATTAAGCCTTAAGGTATCAACTATAGAAATGTCAAATTCGTCATTTCTATCATGAACTCTGTCTGCTTCAAGTATAATAGCTGATAACTGAGCTTTAGTTTTATTTATATAGCTTAAAGGTAAACTAAAAGTTTTTATAAGGCTTATGTGACTATCATATTCTTCTTTTCTATTCATAAACACATGCATTGTCTGCTCTACATCATGGTTACAATAAAATATAACTTCCTCAATTTCATTAGATGTAAGTTTTCTATTAGTATTGAAATTAACTGTAGTTTCTCTTATGTCATTTCCCATGAATCCTTCCAGCTGCTTTAGACCTTTGAATTTATCAGTCATAACATCATAGTTGTAAAGTTTAATTTTATTGAAAGCTCTACTGAATGACCACCCACCTTGACCTAAAACTATGATGTGATTATTAATTTCTTGTGGACTTAATCCTAATAAGATTCCTTTTAAAATATATTGGTCATAGCTCCTGGAGTTAAATCCTACCCATATATTATTTTTGTTAGCTTCATATAAATTTTTGAGAGCTTCAGTATCATTTACTATAGTATGAGTGGTCCGTGTTTCAGTATCTTTAATTACTACTAACCAATCATATGGAAAAACTTCAAAGTCATAAAAAAGCACTTATATCACCTCTCTTATCGATTCACATAACTCAGGTAAATTTGCTTCAACCAGTGCTTTTGCAAATGGAGGAGGTACTGCATTCCCACATCGTGCGACTTGCTTAGTCTTAGGATATACTTTCCCGGTGTAATCATGATCTATAATATAATCCTTGGGAAATCCTTGAGCTGCAAATAATTCGTGTGGTTGTAACATTCTCATTCCAATATCAATTACCTGGTAATCTTCACCTTTAATTGTTACAAGTCCAAATCTATCTTTAGTTGTTATGGTGTGTAGTGGTTCATTTAATCCTTGTCCTATATCTGCACCATAATACTTTAATAAGAATGCTGTTACTAAGTTTGACTTATCAATTGTAGTTACTGTTCCCAATGGAGCATCCAATGTATGTCCTACAGAACTTTTAAACTGTCTTGTAATAAAAGCTGTAACTAGTCCAAATCTATTAGCAGTAGGTATCGTGGCTATTGGTTCGCTTAACGTTTGCCCTCTTGCATCTCTTTCATTAGTTTCAGTGTAGTAAGTTGCTAAAAATGGAGTAACTAAACAATGCTCTGCTTTAGTTGTTATTGTTGTAAGTGGTTTATCCAATTCATATTGCAATCCATCTTTAGCAAACCCAGTTTGACCAATTCTTACAATGAAAGGTGATGGATTATCTATTACGAATTTCTGAAATCCTTTTGCTATTCTTTTAAGAGTATTTTCTGCTAGTGGTTTCTTCCTGTTAAATATACTAGGGCAATGTATGCTCCAATCAATTATTTCTCCTGATATTCTCCAAGGTTTCAGTAATCCTGTCCTAACTTCTATCTGTTCTGGATCCCCATGTGTTGGCTCCGGCCACATTATAGATTTACCATCACATCTCGCAACCATAAAAAATCTCTTTCTGGTAGTTGGTGCTCCATAATCACAAGCTCTTAACTCTCTAAAGTCAACTTTATATCCTTGCTTTTCTAATGCTTTTATAAATAACTCAAAGGTTTCACCTTTTCTGTTTGGATCCGGATATAGTTTCCCGTCCTTATCTTCCTTCAACGGTCCCCAAGTTTTAAATTCTTCTACATTTTCAAGCATTATTACCCTTGGCTTTATCATCTTCGCCCACTTAACAGCTACCCACGCAAGTCCTCTTATATTCTTATCTACGGGCTTACTTCCTTTGGCTTTACTAAAGTGCTTACAATCCGGGGAAAACCAAGCTAACGCTACTTTGTTATTTCCTACTGCTTCTACGGGATCTACTTCCCAAACACTTTCACAATAGTGCTTTGTAGTTGGATGGTTAACTTTATGCATTGCTATCGCATCAGGGTCGTGGTTTATTGCTACATCCACACTTCTTCCTATAGCTAATTCAATCCCTGTTGAAGCTCCACCACCTCCTGCAAAATTATCTATAATTAACTCTCTCATCCTTTGTGACATTACAACTACTCCTTTGTATTAAAAGAGGGAGAAATTCTCCCTCAGTTGTCTTACTCTTTATCAAATACATCTATAATTTTGTACGTATTATAACCTTTGTTATTTTCTCCATACTCCAATGCATATTCCAATGTTCCCTCTACTGCTTCAAGTACATCTAGTAACATTTCATGATACTTCTTGAAGTTTGTAAACTCTATGTCTACTCCTGAATCTAAACTTCTTAACATCTCATTAGCATTATGAATGCCAAAACCTTGAGTCATGACTTGGTTATAGAATATTAAGCTACCTTTATATTCACCAGTTAATATCTTGAACCAAACTGAAAGCATTGGATCTCCTTTTTTAGACTTCTTAAGTTCAAGCTTATTAACTTCAACTTCATAAGTTCCAAGGGGAACTTCTTTAAAATCTCCACCACCATTTTTAGCAGCTTCTTCTGCATCTTTTTTTAATCCTTCAGTATCAATTTTCTCGTCAAATTCATCCCATATTTCTTTTGCCATTTTTTATATTCCTCCATTTATCTTTAGATTAATTGAGGGATTTATGGCTCCCTCATAACCTTATTTAATTACTCTGTTTTTCTTGACCTTCTTCTACGAGGCTTTTCATCAGAAGGTTTGTCCTCATTTTGAACTTCTTCTTTTATCTTGTCCTCTTCATCTGCTTTAACTTCATCATTAGGTGCAGCTTCTTCAACTTGAGTTACTTCGTCTTTTAGTTCTTCAGCTGCTGGTGACTCTTCTTTTTTAGATCTTCTTCTATTTGAAGATGGTTTCTGATCTTCCTTTGGAACATCTACTTTATCAGAAACATTTCCAACTAACTCCTGAGCTCCAATTAAAGCTTCTGTGAACTCTTCCATATTAAGTGAGCATTTCTTAATTTTAAAATTAAATCTTCCTCCACCAAACACATTTTCATCTTTAGCTAACTGAATAAATCTTTCTTCACCATTCATATAAGCTCTAATAGTTAAATCAACTGTTCCAGCTAATACATTGGCCACTTTATCACCTATATTAGGTTTATAAGTTGTATACTTATTACCATTCTTTTGAGTTACTTCTGTAGCAACTTCTTTTGAAATATATATTATTTGATATCCTAGAGCTTTAAGTCTTTTCATGTTACTTAAAAACTCTGTTTTAACCATGTCATATCCTTTTCCATATCCCCCGTCTGATTCGTGCTCCCAACCGTATTTATCATAAACATATAGTCTACAGTGTTCATATAAATCCTCTACCAGGTCAATGCAAACTCTCTTGAAATCATTCTCTTTCTTTTCTAATTCACTTATTACTTCTTTGAAAATCTCCCAAGCCATCTTAGTATTAGTTATCCTTCCTGTTACAGTTACTTCATTAGCTATTTTGATAACCGGCGCTGTTGTATTATCTGTATTTCCATCAGTATTTAAGAATAACAAATCCTCATATTGGTCAACAAATGTACTCTTTCCAACATAGCTTTGTGCATAAATCCATAGGTCTGGATTTTTGTCGATTTTCTTCTCTCTTCTTTGGTTACTTGGTAATATCATATAATCTTCTCCTTTTAAACAATATTTTTCATAATCACACCAGGAACAATATCCCGTTGGATTTTTCTTATATTTATCATCCTCAGTAATGTTTATTATGCTGTCCATATATTCAATTACCTTAGATGCATCATATTTAATTTCCATGATTTTAATCTTTGAGTCCTTTAGCTCCTGGTCTAATCTTTTCCTAAATTGATATAGAGTTTCTTCTTGCTTTTGCCTTATTGAAACTTTAGGAATGAATATAAATCCTAACTTTCTAATTTTGAAGCCTATCTGCTCTAAAAAGTATTTATAAAGATGTAACTGTGGTGACTCTGAATACTTCTCATAGTTATTACTATATTTGTAATCAAACACATCTACAGAGCCATCATCATTTTTAGTTATTAAATCTACTATTCCAATGAATCTTGGAGTATTAATTCTAAATTCCTTTTTATACACATTTATATCACCCAATAGTTCATGAATTTTAGGTATTAAATACTCAAACTTTATAACCTCTTCAACGTGCCTATCAGTAATAATTGGATAGTTGGAATAGTAGAAGTCTAAAGCTGATTTTAAATTCTTCTCAGCGCCCATATGAATTGTATTTCCGCATATTAAAGCATTGTCAGCTGAGTAATCTGGAATAGTCTTTAGCTTGTCTACATATCGCAATTTGTATTTATATGGGCAACTAATGTGACATTCTACTTTTGAATGTGAATATTGCATATTTAGTCACCACATTTCATATCCATAATTTTATAAGTAGCTGATTTAAGTTTTGGTAGAAAAGTAGCAATTTCTTCAACTCTTCTATAATTAGAATTCTTAGCTTCTTCTGTCATTTCTTTTTGGAAATAATCACATCTAGCAGTTAATTGTATTACAACTATTTCTCTTTCTTCTTTAGTTAATAACTTTTCCATCTCCTACCCCTCCACATCAAAATTAACTTCTAACATTTTGCGACTAGCTAAGTAGTCACACAAGTGTACAAATCTCTGCATGTCAGTTTCAGGCTTAGGAAGTACTTCTTCACCAGTCTTATAATCATTACACCATTGTCCCATGTGCGATTTAATACATTCAGTAATTTGATACCATATATCCACTTCCATAATCTCTATTACTTCATCCGGAAGACTTTCCTCAGGTACTTCAAAGTATCTATCTTCTAAATATTTGACTACTTCCAATGGATGACTTGCTACTGTATGAGCTGAACCATCTACACCATGCTTAACTCCATCATGTAGTAATAATGAAACTCTTATTATGTCTTTCTCTAAGTCATCAAAGTTTTGAACTGTGTCATTTTTAAAGAGTTCATTTGCAATTCTTACTGCTGCTTGAGTATGTCTTACTAGTCCACCTTCACCTTGTGTATATGCTGGATGATATTTACCACTAGAGCTTGCTGCAACTTCATAGAAATAATCCGGTAGTTGCTCTAGACACCATTTTGTAAACAATTTAAGTGGTTTATATCCTATGGTATCTACCTCAGTTTTAAAGTCATACTTAGGAGTAATATATTCTTGATCCACATCTACTGATATATCTAAATCATTGAATAACTCTTTAAGTTTATGAATAGCTTGTAATGGCATATTCCATGATTTATTGCTAGGATTATACTTTCTTCCTGGTATAGTTTTAATCTTTGATGCTGTATCTGCATCATATTCGAATGATACATTGAGAGTATCGTTAATTTTAATAACTTTAACCAATTACATATACCCCCTTACATTTATGAAACACACGTTAATGTCTTTGGTGAGGTCTCTCATGTTAATCTTCTTAATATGACCTTTATTTACACCTTCTACAGTATCAACCACATTGTCTTTAATAAGTCCTTCTCTCTCAAACTTAACAAAGTTAGCTTTACCAGCTTCACAAGTGAATTGTGAAATATGGTGTTCCTTTAGTAAATTTGCAAGTCTTTCTTTTTCACTATCCAAGTCCATTTGAGTATTTTTAATACTTTCTTTAAAATCTATGATATTACTAATCATTTCAGCAGCATTTTCTTGCCATTTTTCTTTTGCCATTACCTTGTCCTCCTTTGTATTTTATGAAAATTCTGTATTATATGAATATCTGCAGCTATTGACTTTTCCTTATCTGCAAATTTCTTAGCATAAGTATCATTGATAACTTTACTCATAAATTCAGATTTGCTTAGCTTTTGCATAGTTCCATAAGCTCCTTTTTAAGCTTTTCAAAGTCTTTAGGATAAACTACACATGCATAACCTTTAGACTCTTTTATAAGCCTTATATTACGTTTCTGTAACTCACTAGCATGTCCACTAGGTCCTTTAACTTCTATAGCCACAAAGTGCCCATTCACACATGCTATAATGTCAGGTATTCCGGATTTTGAATAAGGACCTGCCCAATACTTAAAGTGCCAGGTGTTAGGTAGTTGAGTTAAGAATTTTTTAATTTGGTTTTCAAACTCTTTTTCAGCTGCCATTATTCTTCATCCTCTACTGGTATAAACCCATCTTCCAATGGTGATATATAAGTAATTTCACAATTATTTATGTCAAAGATATATCCTGTATCCATTATTTAATCACCTCACTAATAAGCTTTTTAAGCTCCTCAACTTTAGTTACTACTGTTTGAATATCTATTAATCCAGTACCATTGATTTCTTTATCAACTAAGCTCTTCAATGCGATTTCAACATTTCCATGATAACTAACTGGCTTCCATTGAGGTTTTCCTTTATTCTTACCTTTTTCAGAGATATACTTCTCATATAAAGTTACATTTAGCTCGTCAGATTCTATCTTGTACTTGTCACCAATATTCACTATTTAACCCCTTTCAACTTAAATCTCACACTAGATTTAACATTAGAAGTTTTACTATACTTCTCAAATACATCTGGTAACTCTTTCTTTAACTTTGCACTATCTACTGAAGTTCTAGTTGTTGGAGCTGTATAGGATACTGTCATAAAATCATTTTCCCATTTATTTATGTTATGCTTTTCCATTGCTGCTAGTAGATCTGCTTTTAATTTATCTCTCTCTTCATCCATTTTCTTATAAGCCTTTTCTATTTCAGCTAGACGATTTAACACTGGTAATGTTTCCTTAGGTAGAGTTGGTACTGCTGCTTTAAACGTAATACCCACTAGCACATTGTCCCAACACCCTATACAGTCATTACTACATACTTCATCCCCACCAGCATCATCTAGTCCAAGATCACTAGGACACAACTCTTGCTCCTCTGTAAACTTGTCAAATTCCTCTCTAGTCATTTCCCTTGAATACTCTTCTACTGTTTTTAATTCCATTAATTTTTCCTCCTTAGTTTTTGAACAACTCTCACAAGCTGCTCTCATCTTTTTATCTATTTCATTACACTCTTTAAGTGCTTTTTCTAACATCTTAGAACTGTATCTTTTCTTAAGACTTTCATAAAAATATCCATCGCCATAACACAGATTAAATCCATGAGGTGGTAACCCTTTAAGCTTTTTAATATCATCTAAACATTTTTCATACTGCTTCATTATCACTCCACCTAGTTCTTTTTAATTCTTACTGGTAAAACTAAATCTGTCTTATCCTCATTTGTAATTACTACTGGATCAGTGTTTGAATTAAACTTCATTGTTAAATTTTCATAATACTTGATAGTTTCCATTAAGTATTTGTGATTAAATGCAATCTCTAAGTTTTCACCTTTGAACTTACAATCAAGTTTATCTTCAATGGTTAAAGTTTCATTTTTAGCAGTTACTTTAAGTTCTTCCTCTGTGAAGTTGAGAATTACATAATCCACTTTTTTATATGATTTAAGTAAGCTCAACAGCTCTTTTGAATTAACGTCAGCTTGTCTACTAAACTCAGTCGGTATTACGCTTTTATACTTGATGTAATCACCTAAAAGTTTAGTAACTACAATAACTACATTTCCAACTTTTAAAGCAACCTTGTTCTCTGTTTCTAATATTGTGACTTCATTAACTTTGCTCTTTATTTTCTTATAAGTTTTAATGAGTTTACCTGGTAGTAAAGTCTCCTCAATATTAATTTCATTTGATTTTCTTATAGCAATTCTAAAACCATCCAAAGCTACAAATTCATTCCCAGATATACACACTGCAGTTAATGTTGGTCTTGTTTCATCTTTAGCAAGTGCATACTCAACTTCAATTAAGTCATTGAATATTTCTCTCTTGATAGTAGATATCTCTTTGAAATTACTAATTGGTTCAACATAACATCTATTAGGTTTATAGCTTATCATCCTGTTTCCACATTCCAAAGTATCTTCAGTTATAGTTAACTCTCCATTAGTTGGCAATGATTGAAGTACCTCTTTATCTATTAAAGTTTTACCTGGTTCATCTATCCATGGAAAGTCTGATTTGCACATCACATGGTCTGAACTTAAATCATCTTTACCACTTTTAATATCACCTAAGATGTAAGCTGCGTTTCCTTTAGCTACAATTGATATATTTTCGCCAGTACTAGCCTTCAGCACTTGATGTATATCATCAACATCTATTTTTATTTTCATAGTTCACACTCCTCAAACAATGCATTAGTGAAGTCCCTTCGTTGTCCTAACACTTCATAAATCTTTTCATCTATAGAGTCTTTTGTTATTAAGTAGTAATATAAGCAGCTCTTTTTCTGTCCAATTCTGTGCGTTCTCTTTTTGCTCTGTTCAAACAACTCAGAGCTCAAAGGTAAACTGAAATATATTATCTTATTGGACTTCTGTAAGTTAAGTCCCATGGCTCCAGCCTGGTATTGAATAAAAGTTACTGAGTCCTGGTCTTTTTCATAACAAGTTAAATCCTTACGTTGGCCATTAACAACTGATATAGGTCTATTTAACTTGATGCACATGTCCTCTATTTCTTCTAACTCCTTAGTAAAGTTATAGAATACAATCACTCTGTCATTAGTTGACTCCAGTAAATCCTTAAGTGCTGCTAGTTTATTACTGTTATATTGACTGGCTAATTGCCTTAGATATAGCATCTTAGTAAGAGTGGTATCTCCTATGAGTTCAACTCTTGGAGTAACATCTTTACCATAGAAATCACCATCATCTTTAAATTCACATAGATTTGTAGTATCCATTGCAATTACCCTATCTTTAGCAAACTTCTTATATTCTTTTGTAGACTCAACTTTCACTACATTATCTAGTTGTTCCGGAAGATCTATAACTTCATCTGTTTTCATGAACACTGCTCCGTACTCTCTAAGTTTTGCTTTAAGCCTGTCTACATTCTTATAACCAACTACTATTGGTATACTAAATCCATTAATGTTCATCTTTCTAGTAACAATATAAGTATCCCAAAAGGCTTTTTTACTGATTTTCCATCCAAGTAATTTACATTGAGAATATAATTCCTCATACTTTCCACCAGTAGGTGTACCACTAAGAAGTATTACATTAGCTGGTTTCATCTTAAGTATGAATTTAGTTCTATTTGATTTTTCATTCTTGATACAACTTGACTCGTCTAACATTAATGTAAAATCTTTAAGTTCTAATAACACTTTTCTTCTCCACACCAAGTCATAATTTATAATAATTACTGATTTAGTAGGAATTTCTCTTGTTTTACTGTAAATAAATGTGTTATACTCTGGATAATAAGTTTTGAAGTGCTCATACCAATCTTGTAATTTTGATTTTTGGCAGATTATCAAATTTACGTTGGCATTGAGCTCTTTTAATTTCTCTGAACCTGTAAATGTCTTACCTAATCCCATATCTAGATAATGAGCACATCTATTGAAATTTCTAGTGGCAGCTAGAACACCTTCTTGATGTGGTAATAACTTTACTTCATTCAATTAACTCACCACTCTTTCTTTATCAATTAATTGCTTAAAACTCCTCTTATATCTAGATATCTTAACTTGACTACAATTTAATGTTTCTGCAATCTCCTCTTGTTTGTATCCTTGATATAATAACCTTATTGCTAACCCATGATCATAATCCAACTTACTAATTCCTCTGATTATATCTATCATTTCACATGCTATATTTTCAAAGCTATCAATTTGAATTGTGTCTAAAATCTCAACTGGTTTATCTTTAGCTTCCCTAACATGACTATTTAGAGATATTATATTTTTATTAACCTTACGCTTATTAGTATTGTTACTCCTATATATCTTGGCTAAATCATTTTGTATTGTCTTTTGAGCTACAGTTATAAATTCAAATCCACGATTTATGTCATAACTTTTAAAAGCTTTATAAAAACTCATTGATATTTCTTGCTCTATATCTTCTCTATCCAGTGGTAATGATTTCTAAAGACTTCAAACTGTCCATAACATTCATTGAATGTCATATTGTGAATCTCACCTTTGATTTTAATTTCTTTTGTATAATCCACTTTTACCCTTACTCCCTTCTTTAGTAGATAATACTTGCAACTATTATGAATGTCATACACACCAAGGAAACTGCTGCTAAACATCTTAATGTATAAAGCAATTCCCACTTAAATTTCTTATTACATCCTTTGCAAGCTTTATTGTGCTTCATGTTTTATCTCCCTTCTATTTAAATTTTCTAATTGCAGTTACACAGTTTTGGCATACTTTAGAGCCTATATAATCTTTTAGATTTTCTTCTGCTCCACAGAAAACACATTTAACTTGAAATTTTCTTAAAACTACAGAGTCTCCATCTGTAAATATTTCAAGTGGATCACCTTCTGCAATATTAAATGTTCTTCTTAATTCTTTTGGTATTACAACACGACCTAAATTATCCACTCTTCTTACCATGCCTGTTGATTTCATTTATATTTCCTCCTTAAAATTCTTTACCCTCACGTTGGAGCTGATTTAATACATTTAACATTAGTAGAGCTTGTCTACTATTAATAATTAAGGCAATTAAGCCTGTTCTTCCTTAAGTTCGTCTTCCTTCAAAATTTGTAAAAATTCTTCCCTATGTCTATCCAATATTCTTAGTAATGATTCTGTAATTAATCTAGCTGAATCTGGTCCCATAGTAACGGTCACATTTAGTTTTCTTTTCTTTTTCATACATACTCACCTTTTAATTATTCTTATTTATAGTATGCAAATCTTCATCTTTTGTTCCTTAAAAAAACAATTCAATTACAGTTGACTTTAAGTGTTCTGCTATTTTTTCCATAGTTCCTTTGCTTGGATTTGTCCTTTGTTCATTTTCTAGATTTGAGATATAAGTAACTGATAGACCTGTCATTTCTGCTAATTCATAAACACTCATATCTAATTCTTTTCTTCGTGTCTTTAGTTTGTTTCCCATTTCACAACCCCCTTTCGTATCCTGTGAGAATATAATATCATGTTCTACCAGAACATATCAAACTAATGTATGCCCACAGAATACGATTAAACCAAATTACCATATTCTCACAGCATATATCTCCATTTTTCTTTAATTTACTATTGACTTTATATTCTCCTAGCATATATTATATTCTTAGAGAATACATTTATAAGTTATTGGGTATTCTATATATGAAAGGAAGTGATTTTCATGTTCGGTAAGAACATAAAATACATAAGAGAGTTTAAAAATATAGGAGTTAATGAGTTATCTAGACTTAGCGGTGTTAACGCTAGTTACATAAGTGCTCTAGAAAGAGATGAAAAGAAAAATCCAAGTGTTGCAATACTAGAGAAATTGGCTAATGCACTTGAGGTTAGCATTGACGAAATTATGAAAACTGATTCAGTTACACATGATGATTTAGAAAAATGGGATGATAATTCTAGCCAAATTAAAGAAGAAGTTGAATTATATGAAACTGGAGAATTTAAAACACCTGAAGCAGCAATGCAATTTATCTTAAAGCAACCAGCCATTATGGGTTACGGTGGATTTGATGCTGATAAGTTATCAAAAGAAGAAATTATAGAATTTGCAAATGAATTATTAAAACAACTACAATTATTAGGACTTAAATATAAAAAATAGAGGGTGATCATATATGTATACTTGGATAGATGATGTAATTGGGGGACTATCTGAATACTATAATACAAATAATGTTTATGAATTATATGATATTTTAAATATACAAATTACCAAATTAGAATCCAATAATATTCTACTTCATGGAAATGATAGCATATACATTAGAGAGTATTTTGATAGTGAAGTTGTATTTATTAGAGATGATTTAAATATAGAAAGTGAAAAATTTATATTGCTACATGAATTAGGTCATGCATTACTTCATACTGATATAGTTAAAGCTGCTTTCAATAGAAATTTTATAAATAAAGATAAATTAGAAAAACAAGCTAATTATTTTGCTTTTAAAATGTTAAATATAGAGTTTGATGAAATTGAGTTAGATGGTATGAGCTTAGAACAAATATCCAGATGTATTGGTATACCATATGAACCATTATCTCAACTAATTGGAGTGTGATAAATATGAAAATAGCAATATATTCAAGAAAATCTAAAGAAACTGATACTGGGGAATCTATTAAAAACCAAATAAACATGTGTAAAGATTATTTTAGTAGACAATATGACGATTGTATTTTTGAAACATTTGAAGATGAAGGCTTTAGTGGTGGTAATATAAATAGACCATCTTTTCAAAGAATGATGCAGTTAGCTAAACATAAACAATTTGATGTAGTAACTTGCTACAAAATTGATAGAATTAGTAGAAATACATTAGACTTTTTAACAGTATTTGAAGAATTAAAATCCTATGGTGTAAAGCTAGTTAGTGTAACTGAAGGTTTTGACCCTTCTACACCAGCTGGTAAAATGATGATGAGTATGATAAGCTCCATGGCTGAAATGGAAAGAATGAATATTGCCCAAAGAGTCAAAGATAACATGTTAGAGCTTGGTAAAATGGGACGTTGGAGCGGTGGTACCCCTCCAACAGGCTATAGAAGTGTGAGTGTAGTAAATGAGTCAGGTAAAAAGGAAACATATTTAGAATTAATACCTGAATATGTAGATAAACTTAATTTAATCTTTAATATGATAGGTGAAGGTTATACTCCTGGTCAAGTTAGTAAAAAAATAGGACTCCCAAATAGAACTATATCTAATATTTTAACTAATCCAGTTCATCTAGCTGCCACTGAAGATAGTAAATCATATCTTGAAAGTATTGGTTATAAGGTATATGGAGAATTGAATGGTAAAGGATTTATGCCTTATAATCGTAGACCTAGAGTTAATGGAAAAGCATTGTGGAATTCAAAGGATATGTTTGTATCTACATCAAAACATGAAGTGGCTGTAGAACCAACTATATGGATTAAAGCTAATCAAGTATTTAAATCTCGTGGCGCTGAAGCAAGACCTCGAATTTCACCTAACTCTTTTTTAAGCCATATGGTTAAATGTAAATGTGGATCAAGTATGTTTGTTTTTCCTGGTCATCCTAATAAAGATGGAGAAGTAAAATATTACTTTAGGTGTTCGGATAAGAAATATAAAAAAACCGATTGTGATATAAAGTGGTTACCAGTTGAGTTAGTAGAGGAGTATTTCATAGATACATTGAAAAAGATATCTTTTGATAAATCACTATTAATTACATATCTAAAGTCTTATGAAAGTATAGATTATGATAAATTAATTAAAGATATAAAAAAAGAAATATCTAAAAAAAATAGGGATATTGAAGCATTGACTGAAAAGTTAATTTTAATAGAAGGTCCAGCAGTAAGTATTATAACAAATAAAATTAATACCATTTCTTGTGAAATCACTAACTTAAATGAACAACTTTTTATTCTTGAAAGAAAAAAAATATTTCAAGATCATGATAAAATAAATATTGATACTCTTTATAAACTTATTGTTAAAACAATATCACATTTTGATACACTTAGTATTGAAGAACAACAATTAGAAATTAGAAGTTTTTTAAAGGAAATTATATATCATGGTGGAGATGACATTGAGATAGTTATAATAGGCGGAGTTTAA